GCAGCAGCACCAGCACCAGCACCGACGCCGGCACCGGCACCGGCACCGGCACCCGCAGCAGCTCCGGCTGCCGAGGGCGCCGACTCGGTGATCCTAGCCAAGGATGGAAAGCACACCATCCCCTACCAGAAGCTGGTGGATGCGCGGGAGGAAGCGCGTCTGGCCAAAGCGGAGATCGAGGAACTGCGCGCAAAGCTCGCCTCGGGTGCACCGGCTCCGGCCTCTGCACCGGCGGCACAGCCTGCGTCAGCCCCGGCTCCGTCGAATGGCCTGTTCGGCGACTACTCCGACGAGGCAGTGGCAAAGGGCGTGAACGCGCTCGTCGCGGAAGCGATGGGCAAGCTCAAGTCCGAAGTCACGGCCGAGCTGGAGCCGGTCAAGCGGCAAGCCGCCGAAACGGCTGCCGAAGCGCACTTCCGGACCATCTACACGAAGCACCCCGACACGGATTCCATCGTCGACAGCGCGGAGTACCAGCAATGGCTCAACGCGCAGCCGTCGCTGGTGCGCCAGACGTACCAGACCGTGCTGGAGAAGGGGACCGCGTCGCAGGTGGTCGAGATGCTGGACACCTACAAGGCCGCTCGAGCCGCCACAGCGCCCGCGCCGGCGCCTGCCCCCGCACCCGCACCCGTCGCAGCTCCTGCGGCGGCACCGGCAGTGGACCCGCAGAAGAAGGCCGAAGAGGTCGTCGCCGCAGTGAAGCCGAAGACGCCTGCCAGCCTGTCGGATGTTCCGGCCGGCTCGCAAGCCCACCACGACGAAGCCGCAGCGATGGCCGAGATGAGCCCGCTTGACCTCATGGCGAAGTTCGAGGGCAAGACGCCCGCGCAGATCGAAGCCCTGATGCGAAAGCTGGTGTGACCCATCCCGCCATTTCGGAGTCTTGAATGTCTACGACCAACATCCCCTACGGCTCGCCACTTGCGCTCAAGGCGCAGTCGGTTGGCCTATTCGCTGCCACGATGCAGCGTCTCACCAACCTGAACCGCCTCACCGGCCAGATGCCCACCCAGGCTGACGCCGAGAGCAAGCTGCGCGTGCAGTCCAGCACGGACATGCCCATCGTGCGATGCATGGACCTGACGAAGGTTGCCGGCGACGAAGTGACCTTCGACCTGGTCAACCCGATCGGCGGCAAGCCGATCATGGGTGGCCGCATGGCCGAAGGGCGCGGCGAACGCCTCGACCTCCAACAGGACAAGCTGCGCATCAACCAGTCCCGCAAGCCGATCTCGGCCGGCGACACGATGACGCAGCAGCGCACGCCCCATCAGCTGCGCCAGCTCGCCCGCGCCGCTGGCCAGGGCTACATGCTGCGCCTGGAAGATCAGCGCACGCTGGTACACATGGCCGGCGCGCGCGGCTTCCACAACAACATCGAGTGGGCGGTGCCGCTGGAGACCGACGCCGACTACGCCGAGATCATGGTGAACCCGGTGAAGGCCCCGACCCGCAACCGGCACTACCTCTCGACCGGTACCGGCATCGAGCGCGTCTCGGCATCCGCCGGCGAGATCGCGATCGCCACGACCGACGTCATGAACATGGACGTCGTCGACTCGATTGCGACGGTGATCGCTTCGATCCCGCTGCCGCCGCCGCCCGTGAAGTTCGAGGGCGATGCCATGGCCGACGATGCGCCGCTGCGCGTGCTGCTGGTTTCCGCCGAGCAGTACACGTCGTTCGTGAAGTCGGGCAATTTCCGCGTCCTGCAGGCATCTGCGATGGCGCGCGCACAGCAGGCGAAGGGCAACCCGCTCTTCACCGGCGATGCCGGCCTCTGGAACAACATCTTGCTCGTCAAGATGCCGAAGCCGATCCGCTTCTACGCCGGCAACGTGCTGCGCTGGTGCGCCAGCCTCACCGACGAGGCCGAAACGGCGACCGACGTGGTGCCGGCGAGCTTCGGGACCAACTTCGCGGTGGACCGCGCCATCCTGCTCGGCGGCCAGGCGCTGGCCGAGGCCTGGGGCAAGAACAGCCGCTCCGGCAACCCGTTCTTCTGGAGCGAGAAGGAACTCGACCACGGCGACAAGCTGGAAGTGCTCATCGGCTCCGTGGGCGGCAAGAGCAAGGTCCGATTCGACGTGAACTACGGCGACGGCTTCCAGCCGACGGACAACGGCGTGATCGCGATCGACACCGCGGTCGCCATCGCCGGCCAGTGATCGGCAGGGCCGGCCCAGGCTGGCCCTCCTGACGCTCTCCATCAACTGAATCAGGAGCCTCATCATGGCAACCATCACCCGCAAGTTCTCGTCGCAGCAGTTCGGCGGCACGCCGTACGGCAACAAGACCTCGCATCACTTCGTGCTGGAGACGAACGCCGCCGGCGCCCTCGTCAACAGCGACAGCACCGCCGCGATCGGCGCCACCGACAAGGTTCGTCTCGGGCTGCTGCCGCAGGGCTTCCGCCTGGACGACGCGCTGGCCATCATCTCGGATGCCTTCACGGCCACCATCACCGGTGACCTCGGCTTCGAGTACGTGGACGGCGTCGACGACGCCACGGTGCCGCAGGACGCCGACTACTTCTTCGCCGACCTCAACGCTGCAGCCACCGGCCGCACGCGCATGACGCTGGCGAACAAGCCGGTCACGCTGCCGAAGGATGCCTATCTGATCTGGACCAACCAGGTCGCGGCGCACGCTTCGGTCGGCCGCGCCGACTTCTACATCGACGGCGAAGACCGCGGCCCGCTGTAACCGACTCCTCCTTGACCCCCGTTCGGGGCGGGCTCCGGTCCGCCCCTTTTTTCATCTACAGGAGAGAAATCCGATGAACCGAGAACAGATCGCGCAGGTGGCTCACGAGGTGAACCGCGCCTACTGCGCTTCGCTGGGCGACACCAGCCAGCCGGCCTGGGCCGACGCGCCGGAATGGCAGCGGGCGAGCGCGCTGGCTGGCGTCGATATGCACCTGGCCAAGCCCGAGGCAACGCCTGAAGAGAGCCACCTCAGCTGGTACGAGCAGAAGCTCGCCGACGGCTGGGTCTACGGTGACGTCAAGGACCCGGAGAAGAAGGAGCATCCCTGCATGCGGCCCTACGAGGAACTGCCGCCCGAGCAGCGCGCCAAGGACTACCTGTTCCGCGGCGTCGTGCACGCACTGGCAGCCCTTCCTGCAGCCCCAACGCCTCCGGCGAATCAGCCGCTTCCGCCGGGCCTGACGGTCGCGGCCGTGGGCGTGAAGTACATCGGCCGCCGCGACACCCACCACGAGACGCTGTACGGCTCCGGCGTGTGGGCACAGGGCCAGGTGAAGGCGGTGACGGCCGCGCTGAGCCGCCAGCTGCTTAAGCACCGCGACATGTTCGAAGAGGCCCAGCTCGAATCGCCTGCAGCTCTGGAGGCGATCGTCCAGCCGGCCAAGCCCGGCGAGACGCCTGACGAGCAGACGCAAGATCTGCGCGACCAGATCCAGAACATGGACAAGGCGGCGCTCAAGGAGCTGGCGATGACGCGCTACCGCGTCAAGGTCGACGGGCGCATGTCGCTGACCGACACCCGCGCGCACCTCACCCTGCTGGTCGATCGCTTCGGCGCCGGCTGATTCCCTCAACTTCAAGGACCATCTCATGAGCGACCAAACTACCGAGGCATTGATCTTGGCCAAGGGAAAGACCGCACCGCGCATCACGCCGGCCGACATCGCCGCGAACATCGCCAGCGAGCACTACTTCACGGCCGCCGAGGGCGTTGCGGGCGAGGCCAGCTTGCGCACCGGACTGGTGGTAGTCGGGGACTCCACGCCGCCGGCCACGCTGGGCCTGCTGACCTTCTGCGTGCTGGTGCTGCGCAACGGCTTCACCGTCACCGGTGAGTCTGCCTGCGCCAGCCCGGAGAACTTCGACGCGGAAATCGGCCGCAAGATTGCGCGCGAGAACGCGGTGCAGAAGATCTGGCCGCTGATGGGCTACGCGCTCAAGCAGCGCCTGCACGAAGAGGCGATCGGCCAGGCCTGACCATGACGCTCGACGACCTCATCTGTTCGTTCCGCGTCGATGCCGACGATCAGCCGAACGACCGCAACGGGTCGCATGGCGATCTGCTGTGGGCCGACGAGGATCTGGCGCGCTGGTTCGGCGAGGCCGAAGAGGAGGCGGCCGTCCGCAAGCGCCTCCTCTTCGACGACTACACCGTGGCGATCGTGAGGATCAACGTGCTGGAGGGCGTCAGCTCCTACCCGCTCGATCCCCGCATGTTCGAAGTGACGAAGGCACGCCTGCTGGATGCCTCGACCGGCGAGTTCATCGAGGACCTCTACATCACGGCGAGGGATGCGCTGGACCAGCGGTGCCCGCGGTGGCGAGATCAGCGCAGGCAGCCGGGATTCTTCATCCAGGACCCCACCCGCATCGTGCTGCCCGGTATCGTCGATCGGGCCTACACGCTCCAGCTGGAAGGGTTCCGCACCCCGCTGATACCCATCACGGCCGACAGCGATCCCGAGAGCACGACGCCGGAGATCGCTGCCGTGCACCACCGGTTCCTCGTGCACTGGGTGCTTCATCGCGCCTACAGCAAGCCCGACAGCGAGGTCTACAACCCCCAGAAGGCAGTCACGGCGCTCGCTGCGTTCGAGCAGTACTTCGGACTTCGCCCAGACGCTGATCTGCGCAGGGACGAGCGCGCGGATCGACCGCATCACAACTTCGCCTGGTGGTGAGCCCACGCCTGCGCGGGGCGCGATGGACCACCCACTAAGGTTCGACGCATGTGGGAGCGCCGGGAACACTCCCGGCCATGCGCTCCATCAATCTCGGCTCCTTGGCCCCCGGCGTGAACAATCGGCTGCCGCCAACGCAGCTCGGGCGCACGCTGCCGGATCGCTCGAAGGCGACGTTCCTGTCGGCTGGGGAGAACATCGACCTCAACGGGCGCGGATACCTGCAGCGCCGCCGCGGCACCACGCTCGCGCTCTCCGGCGCCTCCGCGCACTCGGTATGGGGCGATGACACCGAGGGCTACTGCGCGATCGGCAATGACCTGCTGCATCTGGCGCCCACGCCATCCGGCCTGACGCCCACCAGCGTGCTGTCCGGCTTGCCCGAGATGGCGCCCATCAGCTACCAGCGCATGCCCGACGGCGACGTGGTCTGGTCGAACGGCCAGCGCATCGGGCGGCTGCGCGGCACCACCGCACTGCTCCTGGCCACGCCGCGGCCTGTCGTCGTGCCCACGGTGTCCGCCATCGCCGGCGCGCTGCCGGCCGGGCGCTATCAGGTCGCCTTCACCGAGTCGGGCCCGCTGGGCGAGTCCGGCTCGACGCCGCCCGTGGCGCTGACACTGCCGGCGAACAGCGGCATCCGCATCACCGGCCTCGGTGCCGACACCGTGGTCTACATGACCGGGCCCAACGGCGAGGTCTTCAACGCCACGGCCACGGACGGTGGCGACATCGTGGCGCTGACCAACACCGGGCCCGAGCTGCGCTCGCTGCTGCTGGCCGACATGCCGCCGGGCTCGATCGTGCGGCACTACAAGGGCTCGCTGCTGGTGGCCGCCGGCACCGCGCTGCTGATCTCCGAGCCGTACTACTACGGCCAGTTTTCCCCCTCGAAGGGGTTTATTCCGTTCCCGGCGCCGATCACCGTGGTGCAGCCCTGCGAAACCGGCGTCTTCGTCTGTGCCGACCGCACCTACTGGCTCGCCGGTGGGCTGCTCGACACCGCGCCCGTCGTGGTGCTGCCCTATGGCGGCCTGCAGGGCTCCGGCGGCGAGGTGCCGACGCCGGACGGGCAGGGCACGCAGCAGGCGTTCTGGCTGTCGCCGCGCGGCCTCGTGATCGGCACACCCGATGGCTCGGCCACCAATGTGCAGGAGAACGCCCTGAAGTTCGGGCCCGCGCGCGCCGGCGCCACGCTGTTCCGCGAGCAGGACGGCGCCCACCACATCCTCTGCGCCCGCCAGGAGCCGGCCCGGCCCATCGGCGCGGCGCAGGGGTCTTTCGCAGTCGAAACCATCGTCAAGGAAACCGACCTATGAACCACCAGAAAGCTGGCGTGCTCTACCGCGCGCTGTCGTGGAGCCCGGATGGCCGGCTGCTCGCTGAAGATCCGCCGCGCCTGAACCGCGTCCCCATGGAAGGGCTCAACTTCCTGCTGGGCCTGGCCTTCAAGAGTGTGACCCAGGTGCCGACCTGGTACATCGGCCTCTACGAGGGCGACTACACGCCCGACGGCGGCGAGACCGCGGCGACCATCGCCGGCCTCGCCACCGAGTGCACGGCCTACACCGGCTCCCGCAAGGAATTTGACGAGGGCGCCGTATCCGGCGGCTCGGTCAGCAACGCGGCCAGCTTGTCGGAATTCGTCTTCACCGCCGACAAGACGGTGATGGGCGCCTTCATGGTGTCGGCCTCGGCCAAGGGCAGCACCGCGGGCGTGCTGCTCAGCGTGGTGCGCTTCGCATCGCCCAAGGTGCAGGCCAATGGCTCGAAGCTGCAGATCTTCGCGGGCCCGACCGCAACCCCCACCCCCTGAAAGGAACCGCCGTGCTCAAACTCTCCACTGGCCTGCGCAACTACATGCTCGACTCCGGCTCGCTCAAGGCAGCGATGGCCGGCGGCGAGATCCGCATCTACTCGGGCCCGGTGCCGGCCACGGCCGACGCCGCGCTTTCCGGCAACACGCTGCTGGTGACCATCAAGAACGGTGGCGCCGGCATCAACTACGACACCACGGCCGCGGGCGGCGTGCTGGCCAAGGCGCCCGGCGAGACCTGGAGCGGCACCAACGCCGCGACCGGCACCGCCACGTTCTTCCGCCACGTGCTCTCGGCCGATGACGGCACGCTGTCGACCAGTCAGGTCCGAATCCAGGGCACTCTGGGCACCGGCGGCACCGATGGCGTCCTGACCAGCGTGGCGCTGGTGAGCGGCGCGCCGCAGGCGGTGGACTTCTACACGACGGCGCTGCCGAGCGGCTGAAGCCATGGCTCTGCTCTTCGAGGATGACTTCGTTGGTGCGGCGGGCTCCATCGCGGGCCGCGTCACGACCGGCGGCGCCTGGGGAGCGAGCCTTTCGCCGGCCGGAGAGTGCGAGCTCGATGGTGGTGGCGCCTGCGTGGTGTCGGCCAACGCAGCCGACGAGGGCATCCACCTGCTCACGGACATCCTGTCCACGGACGATTTCACATTCAGCGGCTCGATCAAGAACACGGCCTCGGCGTTCTCGTCGCAGAACTTCCTGCGGCTGAAGGTCTTCACGTCCAGCAGCGGGTCGTCGGGCGACTACATCGGCCTTACGCTGACGCCAGGCTCCGGCTCGCAGTACTTCGTGCAGTTCCTGTGCAGCATCAGCGGCAGCATCCAGACCGTGGACTGGACGCAGCCCGGCGGTGTCGGCACGGTCTGCGCCTTCGAGATGCGCGTCGACCAGGTCGCTGGCGAGGTCGAGGTCTGGACCGCTGGCGTGCTGCGCGGCACCATCCCGCAGGCGCCGACCGTCGCCAAGCTGATCCCGAGTATCGACATCCAGCGCTCCAACACCGGGATCGACGGCGGTGCCGTGCTGCACATGCGCATCGACACCGCAGGCCCGCCGCCGGCAACCCCTGATTTCTGGACCAACTTCGTCAACACCCGCGAGGTCGCATGAAGCCCGTCAAGTACCGCGACGGCTTCAGCGGTCAGGGCGGGAAGGACGCCACCTTCCTCGACACCTCGTCGACGGTGCCCTACCTGAAGAAGCGCCGCTTTGATCCCGAGACCGGCGGCCAGGTCGTCGCCCACAAGCGCGGCGACTTCCTGGAAGTCACGCGCGAGGGCACGCTCGAGGACGGCTTCTACAGCATCGGCATGATCGACGGCGAGAAGCGGGTGGTGGGCTCCGCCACCGCGCGCGGGCGCTTCACGGACCGCGGCACCTTCATCGCCGACGACGGTCTGCTGGGCGTCGATCGCATCCGCTACTACGGCCGCGGGCTGGGCCTGGACACCACGTCGACGCTGCTGGGCACGGCGACCGACTTCGACGGCAAGCCCTGCAACGCCTACAAGCTGCAGACCTACCGCACCCGCGATGGCCGCCGCTTCGTGGCGTTCTACGACTTCACGGCCTTCGCGCCCTTCGAGTACGGCACCCAGTTCACGTTCGTGCCCGGAGAGGTCTACGGGCCGCCCGGGGCGCGGAAATTTCAGTCCGCCTACGTCTACCAGAGCCTGGACCCCAGCGGCCAGCACTACCACGCCTTCCTGCGCGACGACGGGACCACGCGCGTGCTCGGCGACACCCTCTACATGCCGAACCAGCTGGCGACCTACGCAGCGCCGGCGCGCATCGCCCCCGGTCGGCACGTGTTCATGGGCGCCTACCTCCGGCCGCACTACAGCGGCTCCAGCGTCGATGCCGCGGCGTGCCCGGGCCTAGTCTTCCAGTTCACCGATGACGCCGGCGCGACCTGGGCCGAGGCCAGCAGCACCGAGCTGTTCCGGGAGTTCTTCGACACCATCCAGACGCTGCCGGTGCCGTCGTATGCCACGATGTTCAACACCGCGGTCAACGCCTGCGGCTTCTACGCGGCGCCGCTGAACGCCTCGCGCGCGCTGGCCTACGTGGTGGTGCCCTACGCGCCGAACCCGGGCGCCGACTTCGTGCTGAAGGCCAAGGTCAAGCTCGGCATCATCGACGCCAACGCCCGCACGCTGCTGGGCACCATGACGCTGTTCGACGGTGAGGTGAATGCCGCCCTGGCGTTCTGGAGCGGCGGCTGCGTTGGTGTCGAGGGCGGCGCCGTCGTCGTTACCCGGCCGCTGGCCACGGTCTACACCAACATCCAGAACGAGCCGCCGGTGCTGCTGTTCACGCCCGATGGCGTCTCGATCGCCACCATGCCGCCGGCGCCGCAGCCGAACTACCGCACCGGTATCGTGTCCGCCATCGCGCCCGGGATCATCGTCGCGCCGATGTACGACGGTGCCCACTCGCTCTTCGAGTCGCGCGACCGCGGCGCGACGTGGCAGAAGAGGGCGGTGCTCACCGACCGCGCCGCGGCGCCCGTGAGCGATGTCGGCAAGTTCCAGCTCGAGGACTTCGCCGCGCTGACCTTCCTGCGCCGCAACGGCCAGCCCGCGGGCGCGACACCGGGCACGCCCTGGGCATCGGACAGCCGCATCGCCCCACCGATTTGAGGCCTCGCCCATGACGAACCAACTGATCCGAAACGGCTACAGCTACACGGTGCCCGAGGTGCCGTACCAGCCGGCGCGCCCGGCCTACTGGAGCACCGAGTCCCGCACCGCCGTGCGCGTGGGGCCGCCGAATACCTCGAAGGGCGCCTGGGTCACGACGACCGACCCGGTGACGGGCCGCACCAGCACGGTCTGGGATCCGAACTACCCGGTGAACCTGTCGCCGCTGACCCCGTACACCTACACCGTGGAGGTCTTCCATCCGGCCACGGCCGAGGTGATTGGCTCGCCGGCCTTCGCCGTCGACGTGCCGCCGCAGGGCTGGACCTCCTTCGCGCATTCCATCGAGGCGGCGCACGGCGGGGCCCGCATCACCTACAAGGTGCCGCAGGCCGTCATGGGCGCGGTGGTCGGCGTCACCCGCGAGGCCAGCGCGCCGCCGGCCAGCTACGGGCACATCCTGCACGGCCTGCTTTTCAACACCGGCTCGGTGAAGTCGCTCACGGGCACCTTCCTGACCTCGTACCTTTCCAGCGACGAGTTCCAGATGGATGTCGCCGCCGGCGGCCTGGCCACGTACCGCAAGAACGGCACGCCCTTCGCGTCTGAGGCCTCGGCCGTGCCGCCGGGCGCCGACCTCTTCATGGCGGCGGCGCTCTTCAGCTCCGGCGACAGCATCGACGAGCCCTCCATCGCGGTCTACAGCTCGGGCGGCATCGTCGGAACCATGCCGGGCGCGCAGGGCCTGCTCAGCGAGACCAGCACTACGGCCCAGTTCGTGACCGAGATGCCGGCCGCCGTGGGCTTCCTGGGCGTGGGCAACGGCATCCGCGCCAACATGCCGGCGCTGACTGGCTTCCTGGCCGACGCCGACACCGCGCAGATCGCTGGCGAGATGCCGCCGCTGGAAGGCGCGATGTACGGCGGCACGCCGGTGATCGACTCCAACAACAAGATCATCGGCACCATGGCCGCCGCCGCGGGCGCCATGAACATGCTCTCGGGGCAGGTCTTCACCAGCACGGCCGCTGCGCCGGCGCCGAGCGGCTTCCTGTCCGACCATGACGGCGGCCAGATCCTTGGCATCGCGCCGGCCGCGGTGGGCACGCTCGGCGTCGAGTCGGCGACCATGCGCTACCTGCTCGACGGCATCGTGTTCGACGTGCCGATGCTGGCGACCGCGATAGACCAGGCCGACGCCCGCGACATCTTCGGGTTCGATGTGCCGATGACGGGCACCAGCATCGACGTCGCCGACATCCGCGACGCCTTCGGGTTCGACATCCCGATGAGCATCGCCGGCGGTGTCGAGATCGTGGACATCCGCGACGGCTTCACCTTCGACGTGCCGCTGACCACGCCCGGCTCCGACCTGGAGGTGCACGCCGTCAACATGGCCGGCTACGGCAGCACCAGCTACGCCAACTACGGCTTCAACAGCTTCGCGCGCATCGGCGACCGCTACTACGGCGCCAAGCTGGGCGGCCTGTTCCTGCTGGAAGGCGACAGCGATGCCGGTGCTCCGATTCAGGCCGCGATCTGCCCCGGGAAGCTGGATTTCGGCAACTCACAGCAGAAGACGGTGGCTGAGGTTTTCATCGGCGCCGCGTCGGAGTCCCCGCTGGTGCTCAAGGTCTCCGGCCCGGCCGGCTCGTTCGAGTACCAGGCGCAGGGCTACTCGGAAGAGCTGCAACAGCACCGCTTCAAGCTCGGGAAAGGCCTGAAGACTAACTACCTGATCCCCGTTTTCTACAACCAGGACGGTGCCGACTTCGAGATCGACAGCCTCGAGTTCATCGTCGCCGACCTCTCCAGAAAGACCAGAGCATGACGACTCCTATCAACCCTGGCGACCTCGTTTCCGTGCCAGATCCCAGCACCGGAGGTGCCGGTGCGCCGGTCATCGTCTCGCAGGTCATGAACGGCAAGTGGCGCAACGCCGTGCTGCTGCTCAATGCCGCGTCGGCGCGCGCTGATGGCGCCATTGAGATCACCGACCCGGCGCCTCAGGTGCCGCTGGTCGACCTCGACACCAGCTACGTGATGCCGATCAAGCCCGTGCTGCCGGACAACAACCCGGCCGACGCGAAAGCGATCTTCGACGACGCCCGCGCCGAGATCCACGACGAGATCACGATGGGCTACGTCGACTACCTGCAGACCTACTTCCCGGACCGCTCGTACTTCGACAACGCCATCGCATGGATCAACCGCGCGCTGACCACCGGCGGCACCGGCGTGAATGCGGCGGTGGAGGCGCAGATCTACGAGCGCGGCCGTGCCCGGCTCAACACCGAGGCGATGCGCGCCGAGAACGATGCCATGCAGGCCTTCGCCAACCGGGGCTTCCCGCTGCCGCCGGGCGCGCTCGTGCACCAGGTGCAGCTCATCCGCCAGGACATGCGCAACAAGCTGGCCGAGCAGAGCCGCGACATCAGCATCGAGGCCTTCCGCGCCGAGCTGGAGAACGCTCGGTTCGCGGTCGGCCAAGCGCTGGACATGTGGATGAAGGCAGTGGCCAGCGCCGGCGAGTACATCCGGACGCTTCTGCAGGGCGATCAGGTCGCCGCAGGCCTCGCCACCGCGATGGTGAGCGTGCGCAGCGATCTGGCGCGCAACCTGGTGGCCCTCTACCAAGCCGAGAGCGCTGCGCTGGAGCCGCGCGTGCGCCTGGCGATCGCCGACGCGCAGATCAAGCAGTCCGGCAACGAAGCGAACCTGCGTTCGAAGAACCAGACGCTGAGCGACCGGGTGCAGGCCGCCATCGCAGCCCTGACCTCGACCACCCAGGTCGCCGCAGCCTCGCTGAACGGCATCAACGCCGGCGCCAGCATCAGCGGCAGCGATTCGACTTCGCTGTAGTTCAGCGGGATTCGAGGGCGAGGCGAGTCTTGGCGACCACTCAGGCCTGCCCGTTTCGCCGGATCTCAACTCCTGGGGCGAGCTGGCGTTGCGCAGCGATCTTCACGAATTCATCGTTGTTCGGGTTGTCGATTGCGGTCAGGGTGGTTCCGGCCACCGTTGATCCGCCAACAGCGCGCTGGACGAGCATTTCGAACGCTTGTTCCGCCGTGGCCCCGCGAGGGCAAGGAACTGACGCATAGAACTGCCCTGCGCTGACGCTGTCGCCGGCAAGTAGCTCCGTCTGGGATGCAAACCAACTCAAGTCCGGATGTTGATAGAGGTGGGCAAATGCCACGCGGCCATCTGCGAAGTGGAAAGTGAATTCTTGCATGGGCTGTAGCACGGACATCTCGGGTCTTTCGAAGAGTGTTGAGGAAGCGCCTCTCGGCTGAACGAGAAGTCTAGCTGGCACCCCAGTAAGGTTCGCGCGGGGCCTCTTCGGCCGACACCATGTCGGCATTCAAGGAGCTTCCCATGACCATCCAGATGGGCACGACGCTGCGCAACGCGCGCAGCGCACAGATCGAAACCACCATCGGCACCACCCCGAAGGTGCAGATCCGCACCGGCGCGCAGCCGGCTAACTGCGCAGCGGTCGACAGCGGCACGCTGCTTGCCGAGTTCACCTTGGCGTCGGACTGGTCGACGCAGGCCAGCGGCGTTCTCACCTTCAGCGGTGTGCCGTTGAGCGCCACCGCCTCGGGCACCGGCACCGCAGGCCACTACCGCATCAAGGACAGCGCCGGCACCACGTGCCACATGCAGGGCAGCGTGACCGCAACCGGTGGCGGCGGCGACATGACGGTGGACAACACCAGCATCGCGTCGGGCCAGTCCGTGCAGATCACTGGCTGGACGATCACCGAAGGCAACCCCTGAGCCTGAGGAACCGTGGCCGATCGCAACATCCCGAGCAACAGCGACGCAGCGTATGGCAGCGTCGTCACGCATCTGCACTTCGACGGTGCAGACGGATCGACAACGTTCACGGATCAGAAGGGGAAGACTTACACCGTCAACGGAGACGCGAAGCTCAGCTCGGGCTCTCCGAAATTCGGCAGCGCCTCAATGCTGTGTGATGGGGTTGGCGACTACATCTCGACAACGAGCAATCTCACGGACTTCCAGTTTGGCACCGGCGATTTCACCGTAGAAGCATGGGTGAAGGTGTCGCCGCTTGTCACCGACCGGGTGCTGTTCGACTACTACCAGACCTCCCAGATCAATTGCTGGGAGCTGTATATGGACAGCTCCGGCAATCCGCAATGGTGGTCCACCGACGGCGGCAGCGGCGTTTTGGTTCTAGGAGCGAGTGGCGCTCCCATCAACACCGGAGATTGGGTGCATGTCGCGGTTTGCCGCGTCCTTACTGCGCTGGCGATCTATGTCAATGGCGTGCTTAAAGCCAGCGTAACCGATACCCGCGACTACACAATCTCTCTCCTCCGATTCTCAATCGGAGCCCAGGTCAATACCCGCAATCCCACGTATGACTGGAACGGGAACATTGACGAGGTGAGGATCACCAAGGGCGTCGCTCGATACGTCACGAACTTCACACCGCCAACTGCCCCGTTTGACGATACGCCTGTCGTGCTCCAGCAGGTGCTTGACGGGGTTTCGCAGATCGCGACTGGAACAGTCTCGACTGGCGCTGATCGGTCCTTCGCTGCGGACCAGACTTTGGATGGAGTGACCTCTTCAACAACTGCCGCTGTGAAAGTGTCTGCTGCTGCTGCCCAGACCTTGGCCGTTGTTGGACAGGCTGCGAGTGCTTCCATAGCTGGCAGCGCCTCTGCGGCTCAAACTCTCTTCAGCGTCGCCCAGTCCGCTACCGGGACCACTGGTGGCGCAGATCGAACCGCTTCTGCAGTTCAGACTCTTGCGAGCGTTTCTCAGGCTGCGGGCGCCACGGTCACGGCCAAAACAAGTGCAGCAAATACGCTCGCAGGCGTCACTCAACTGAGTGTCGCCCATGCGGGCATCAAAGCCTCTGCTTCTCAAGCTTTGGGAGGCGTTTCTCAGAGTGCAGTGGCTCAGGCGAGAGATGCATTCGCTGCAACGCAGTTGCTGCAGGGGGTTTCCCAGACCGCCACCGGCATCGTGACCGACACGGTGCGCGCCTTCGTCGCAGCCCAGGTCCTCGCAGCAGTCTCGCAGACAGCCCGCCTACGGCACGAGTACATCTTTGAGCGCAACGAGCGCACGATCGATGTGCGCGCCGAGCGCCGTGTACTCGGCATCGTCCCCGAGGACCGAGCCTTCGCAGCAGTACCGGAAGGCCGTGCCGTGGCTGTCGTTGGCGAGGACCGCCGCATCGCCTTCACCGACTGAAAGACCAGCATGGCCACGCCCAAGCCCACCACCTACGAGATCGATCGGAACGGTGATTCCGTGATCGAGAAAGACCCCGATGCGGTGCTCGACTACCCCTTCGACTGGAGCGCTTGGCTTGCCCTGAACGGTGACGACCAGATCGCGAGCGCGGAGTTCGTTGTTGACCCCTCGCTGACCATCGTGGACCAGGCCTTCGACGGCACCACGGCCACCGTCTGGCTCTCCGGCGGCACGAAGCTGGCGACGGGCCCGAACAAGCTGCGCGTGACCTGCCGCATCACCACCAACAACACCCCGCCACGGATCGATGACCGGTCCATTTTCTTGAGGATCGTCGAACGATGACCGACTCCAACACAACGGACGGCGCGCCAGCTGACCAGCCACACCCCGAGATCGTGGCCATCCACGCGCGGCTCGATGAAGGCGACGCCCGCATGAGCCGCATCGAGGCGAATCTCAAGGCGAACACCGAGTCCACCCAGCGCGTCGAGTCCAGTGTGGGCGAGCTGATCGAGTGGTTCGCGAACGGCAAGGGCGCCTTCAAGGTGCTCGAGGCCTTGGGCAAGCTGGCGAAGCCGCTGGCCGCCATCGTGGGCCTTGGCGTCGCCATCGCGGCGGCATACACCGCGTGGCGCACCGGAGCGACCCCGAAATGAGCGCCAAGACCAAAGTCATCAGCACCATCGTCGTCGCTGGCGCGACGCTGGTGGCCGGCAGCCCGTTCCTAATGGGATTCCTCCAGAAGTGGGAGAGCGGCAAGGCCCGCGTGCTGGTGGTCTACGCGGACCGGCTGGCCGGCGGCCTTCCCACGGTCTGCAACGGCCTCACGCCCCACGTCACCAAGACGCCGATCGTCGTGGGCGAGCGCTGGACCGATGAGAAGTGCGAAGCCGAGGAGCGCTCTGCCGTCGTCGCGGTGCAGCAGCGACTGGCAACGTGCTTCAAGCGGCCGCCATCGCAGATGGTGTTCGACATGGCGACATCGCACGCCTGGAATCTCGGCCCATCGGCGACATGCGGCAGCGGTGCAATGGCGGCATGGAATCGCGGGCAGTGGGCCCTGGGCTGCCAGCGCATCGCGCGCGGCGACGACGGCACGCTGGTGTGGTCGTACACCTGCAAGACGGTGGCCGGCCAGCGGCAATGCACCTTCGTGCACGGCCTCGCCAACCGGCGCGCCGACGAGGCGCAGACCTGTGCTGAGGTGCTGTGATGGTGCCCGACCTCAAGACGCCAGTCATCTACGTGCTCGCTGTACTGCTGGTGGTGCTGGGCCTCGCGACGTGGCACTACCGCGCCTTGGCCAAGACCACGGGCCTGGCGCTGCAGGTCCAGAACGCAGCCGTGGTGGCCACGAACACCGCGGCCCAGAGGCTGCTCGAGCAGCGGACCAAGGAACGCGACGCCAAGCAGGCCGAACTCGACAAACGCGCCAAGGCGCAGGAGAAGACCGATGAGAAAGCTGTCACCCAGATCTCTGATGACGATCAGCGCCAGCGCAGCGCTCCTGTGGTTGTCAGGGTGCGCGACTGCACCCGCGATGCCGGGCGCAGTGGTGGAAGCGCCCCAGGTGGTGCCGCCGCCGCCTCCGGAGTTGGTGCAGAAGACGCCGGCGCGGCCAGTGGGGTACTTCCGGAAGTTGTTGCTCGACGCCTTGCAGACGCCCTGACCGAGATCGAGACCATGAGCGCAGCCTATGCGTCGTGCCGTTCGACGCTCCTGCAGCAATGACCGCGCCGCCGCCCATGTACGCGGTGCTCTACCCGGCACTCGTCGTCATCGCCCGCAAGCACGGCTACGCGCTGGCCGTGCACGGCAGCATGGCTCGGGATTTCGATCTCATCGCAGTGCCGTGGACTGCCGAGGCCGGCGAGCCGGGGCCTATGGTCGATGAGATGAAGACGGCGGTGCAGGGCGTCTACGTGCATCACGAGTTCGATCACCTGCTAACCGACAGCCACATCACGAAGAAGCCACACGGGCGACTGTCCTGGTCGATCCACCTGACGAACAAGGGCGCCGACGGCCCGTATCTCGACATCAGCGTGATGCCGCGCGCCACCCAGTAGGGTTCGCACCACACGCCGCGCGCGCGAAGAATGCCGGGGATCATCAGAAAGGTCCCCATGGCTACTCTCCTCGACCCTCAGCGCCCGCGCTCGAATAGCTTCGGAGACGCCGCTGCTGCCGCCCAGTCGCCTGGTGTGACGCAGATCGCTGCACCTGCCGCCCAGCCTGCGGCAGGTCTCGGTGCGTATCGGCCCGCCTCGGTAGCAGCTCCTTCGACGCCGCAGCTTGGAGTCGTGAGCCGAGTAGGCAACAGCTACTCGGGTGGCAATGTGAGCGGGAATGTTGCTATCAACGGACAGGCGGCAGGAGGTACGGTCAGCTCCATCGACAGCTACAGGCCGCCGCCACCGGTTCCGTCGCAACCGCCGCTCGGTGCACCTGCAGCGATGACGCCCATTTTTCCGAAGCCAGTGCTCCCGGCGCCAGTCGCAGGGCAAGCCCTCGCTGCGGCGTCAGCCCCGCCGCCGTTTGCTGGGGCGCCACAGCAGCAGTTCTTCGCTGCCGGACCTGTTGGGTTCGCACATGGAGGTCTGGTGCATGGTCCAGGTACAGGGACTAGCGATTCGGTCCCGGCGATGCTGTCGAATGGTGAGGCCGTGCTGCCAGCTGACACTGTGCATGCGCTTGGAGCTCGCAAAGTGCAGGCGATGATCGCTGCGACCCATCGGCCCAGCGGGGCACCGCCGACGCGCGCCGGCCATCCTGCCTTTGCTGACGGCGGATTGGTGACGGAAGAAGAACTTCGTCGCCGTGCACAAGCTGCTGCGCGCACTCCGGCGCTGCCTGCGCCGCAACCATCCAGCGCTCTGCCGGCGACCACTCCGAATACGGCGGTGACGACGACCACGCCACCTGGGCCAGGCAGCGAGATCATTGGGCGCAGGCCGACCATCAACATGGGGCCGGTCGACGTGGTCCAGCCGACGCGAGTTCCGGCTGCGGCAGCACCTGCAGCTCTGCCGGCCGCCGAGGCTGCTGGTGCTCGCATTCCGGTGGCGCGAGCGCTCGGCGGCGCTGGTGCCGCACTCGGTGTAGGTCTGGAAGGAAAGCAGGTCTATGACGTTGCGACGAATCCCAACGCCACGGGGCTCGATGTCGCCGCCCAGGCTGCGCAAGGAGTCGGCCGGCTGAGTGCAGCAGGTGCTGGTGCCGGAATGGGCGCAGCTGCAGGCTCCGTACTCGGGCCGCCCGGCGCCGTGGTTGGCGGCATCGTGGGAGGTGGTCTCGGGTACTTCGGCGCAGATCGCGCCATCGCCGCCGGCCGCTCGATGACCGGCTCCGATCCTCGTTCTCCTGCTGAGCGATTCGCGGCTGAAGCGCCAGCGGTTGCCGCCGCGCCTCTGGCCCCGACGGAAAGCGGTGGCGCGGTCTTCGGCATCTACCCGCGTCCAAGCAGCTCGCGCAGCACCAACGCGAACGACGCGGCGCTACAGCGCGGTGTGCAGGCTACGGGACCTTCGACCTTCGTGCCGGCCGCCGCCGCTGTTGCGCCGCCCCCAGTAGCGCCGCAGCGCATGAACAACCTGACCGACCCACGCAGTCTCGAATTTCAGGGCGGCGCGGCGCCGGCGGCTCCCGCTGCGCCGCCTGTGGGCGAACCGCTTGTCGACGCCATGACGGGCCTCGGCGCAGTGCCGCCCGGCGTGGCAGCACCGGCTTCGAACTTGCCGCTGGGTGTGACCCGCGACGGCAACAACTTCTCGGGAACGAACATTGGTTCGGCGCCTGGAGCTGGCCCGGGTGCACTCGGCGGCCTGGAAGATACCAACGCGCGGCTGGCGCGTCTGCAGGCATCGAACGCTGCAGTTCCGCAAGGCGGCCTTGCAATCATCGAGAACCCGGGTCCAGCCGCCGCCCAGGCAATGTTCGATGGAGCTGCACTGCGCACGACTCTGGCGCGTGGCGCTCCTCCAGGCCGCAATGGAGCGCAGGTCTTCGCGCAACAGGTCGAGGGCGCTCAGACACCGATTCAGCAGCGCGTAGCCGCTGCTGCGCAGGCAGCGAAGGATGCAGCTGAGACGCAGCGCTCGCTAATCCAGGAGCGCGCGACCGAGGCTCGCACCAAGGCTCAGGTCGCACAACAGGCGGAATCCAACGCCATCGACCGTGCACGTCTCGGCATCGAGGCAATCCGTGCAGGCAATACCGGCGTGCCCACGGGCTACCGCGTCAAGGCGGACGGGACCGGCCTTGAGCCGATACCCGGCGGTCCGCAGGACCCGAACACCCCGAAGGGCAAGAACACGCTCAACGACACCCAGGCGAAGGCGCTGCAGTTCGGCAGCCGTATGCTGGCCTCCGAAGACATCCTGAACCGCATGGCCGCCTCGGGCGTCAATCAGCCCGGGCTCATCAAGCGCGCTGCAGATGCGGTTGGAATGGGGGCGGCCGCGAACTGGACGCAGAGTCCAGCGCAACAGCAGGTCGAGCAGGCGCAGCGCGACTTCATCAACGCGGCGCTGCGGCGTGAGTCTGGTGCCGCGATCGCCGATTCGGAATTTGCGAACGCGCGCCAGCAGTACTTCCCGCAACCCGGCGACAGCGCACAGGTCATCGAACAGAAGCGGCGCAATCGCGAGCTCGCCACCCGCGGCATCTTGGCCGAGGTGCCGGAGTCGGAGCGCCGTCTCGCTCAGGTCAGCGCACCTGCCGCAGCCCCGGGCCCTGGCAGCCTGCCGCCTGGCATGACGCGCCAGGTCGGCACGTCCGGCGGCCGGCCGGTTTACGAAGACGCGCAGGGCCAGCGCTTCATCGGAGGTTGACCCCGTGGCACAACTTCAACCATTCACTGGCCAGCTCGATCCGGCGCCGGCACCTGCAGCACCCGCGCTGCAGCCCTTCACCGGGCAGCTTGATGCTGCGACCCCCGCGGCCCCAGCGGTGAATCCCGTGGCGGGCTTCGTGGCCGGTCTCGGCCGCGGCGCCAAGGACGTCATCGACACCGGTGCACAGCTGCTGGCCAGCGGTTTCGACAAGGTCGCCGGTACCAAGGAAGGTGAGCGCGTCGCCGCGATGAACAAGGTCGGCACCGACCAGTTCAAGCAGGAGTTCGGCAGCAGCACCGCAGCGGACGTCGGCCGTGTCGGCGGCCAGGTCCTGGCGACGCTGCCGGTCGGCGGGGCCGTAGGTGCCGGCGTCCGCGCAGTGGGTGCCGCTGGTGGCGTCGCTCCGAGCGTTCTGGTGCCGCTGGGCGAAGCGATCGCGTCGGGAGGTCTCAGCGCGCAAGGGGCCGGCCTCGGTGTGCGCTCGGCAGGTGGCGCGATCTCAGGAGGTCTGACGGCAGGGCTCGCAGATCCAGAACAGGCCGGCACCGGTGCTGTGCTCGGCGCTGCGCTGCCGGGCGTGGTGCGCGGCCTCGGCGTTGCTGGCCAAGCTATCGGCAGCACGCTGCGCGGGCCCGAGGTGCCGCTCGGTGTGCGCCAAGCCGCACAGGCCGCGCAGGACGTCGGATATGTCATCCCGCCGACCCAGGTGTCTCCGACGCTTGGCAATCGCATCATCGAAGGCCTCGCCGGCAAGATCAGCACAGCGCAGAACGCCAGCGCGCGCAATCAGGAGGTCACGACCTCGCTCGCGAAGCGTGCCCTTGGCGTCGCCGACTCCGAGCAGTTGACTCCCGAGCTGCTGCAGAGCATCCGGCAGCGCGCCGGCGCCGCCTATGAGGCTGTCGGTAGCACGGGCACGATTACCCCGACGGCGGCGTACGAACGCGCACTCGATCGGATCACGGCGCCATACCGGCGCGCGGCTGCCGGCTTCCCGGATGCGGCGCCGAATCCGGTGATCGCCGAGATCGACTCCCTGCGATCCGGTGCATTCGATGCGCGCAGCGCGATCGACAAGATCCGCGAGTTGCGCGGCATGGCAGACGCAGCGTATCGACGCGGCGAGAAGGACATGGGCAAGGCGTACAAGGACGGCGCCGGTGCACTCGAGAACGTGATCGAGCAGCATCTCGCGACGAACGGGTTCCCGCTGGCCATGCTCGATGACTTCCGAAATGCCCGCCAGTTGATCGCGCGCACGTACAGCGTCGAGCGCGCATTGAATCCGACCACAGGGAGTGTGTCTGCGAAGGATCTTGCCGCGCAGCTCAAGCGCGGGAAGCCGCTGGCCAATGAACTTCGGCAGGCTGGGGAGTTCGCCACGGCATTTCCGACGGCCGCACAGGTCACGGAGAAGGTGGGCAGCAGGCCGCAGTCGTCGCCGCTCGATTGGGCGCTGGCTGGTGGCCTCGGGGCAGCAACGGGCGGCAGCCCACTCTCGTTGATCGGGCTCGGTGCTCGACCGCTCGCACGTGCTGCAGCATTGTCGGGTCCGATTCAGCGCGCGCTTGCTGCGGCTCCAGCAGCTTCGACTCAGCCCGCGCTCGGCGTCACTGCTGCCCGTCTTGCGATTGGTCGCGGCGCACCGGTCGCCCTCTCAAATCGCGACCAGTGAGCCCGCAGTAGATGCCCCATACCAGCGCGGCCAAGCCGAAGACGACGAGCTTGCCGATCTGGTAGGTGGTAAAGGTCATGGGCGGAATGTATCAGGGCTGTGCACGCTTCTCTTTGCGCCATTCCCATGGCGCCATCGCACGCTTGTCGCCCCAGAGGCCGGCGCCCTTCGCTGCCGCCTCCTTCTCGGCGAACTCGTACTGCCCACGCTCCTCTGCGGTCTGCTCACGCGCGTAGTCCCGATACCACCAGGCCATGCCGATGGTGATCATGGCCAGGCCGGCATCCAAGGTCTTTGGGCCGCTGGGTGCTGAGCTCGGTGCGACGCGGACGCGGCAGACGCTGCGGCCGTAGCGGTCGGTCTTGCGGCAGTCGAGGTCGACCTCCTTCATGTAGACAAGATCCGACATCGCCTCCTTCGCGCGCTGGCCAAAGGGCTGCTTTTTCTCGGGGGCGTCGATGCCGTTGAAGCGCACCTTGACCTGCTCGTAGGCGCCGGCGGTGCCGCAGCGCGCGGTGAGGGTGTCCCCATCGCTGACGCCGACCACGAGGCAGGTGCGGACGTCGGCCGCAGCGATCAGGGGAAGGGCGAGCAGGGCGCCGAGCAGCAGTGCGCGGGCGCCCCTCATTGCAGCGCCACCTCGGCGCCGTCGGCTGCCACCATCACGCCTGGCGATGCCTCGTCGATCTCGATGGGCACGCCCATGTGCTTGGTGGCGCTCATGTCGCGGTCGCCCGGGATGGTCATGAGGTTCAGGCAGCGCACGTACTCGTCGCGCAGGGCCGGCGACAGAACGAACTTTTTCGGGTAGGCGTTGCCGTTGCCCTTCCAGTGGGCAATCAGCTTGTCGGTCATCTGCAGGTAGAGGGTGGCCATCGTTTTAAGGTAGTCATTGGTTTTCGTGTCAAGCCTTTGGCGGTTGTCAAAAGACCCCAGAGCCGTCATTTTTCACAACTTCCCTCAGAGACGCGCGTAAGGTAGTGCCGCCGCTGCGCGTGCCAATCATCAATAGGGGTGTCGCGCGTGCAAGGGCTCGGAGTTGCGCATGGACCGTGCGGCCTACGTTCCAGCAGGGAAGACCGGTGACTGGGCTTTCTCAATTTCTCACACGGCTGCGCCGGAGGGGGGCTACTCCGGTGCAGCCGACATCAGCTTTCAGGGAAGGCACCAATGTAAGCTGGTGCTGGCCAGTCCCTGTCTCTCTCGGCAAGTGGGAGATGAGATGCTGAAGAAAAAGTGCGTGGACTGGATCGAGCAGCGAGAGGGTCTTCGCGGCAACGAGAGTCGGTCGGCAGCTGAAGAGGCGTGAGATCAATCGAGGCCCGCAGCCCGTCGAATCTCTACCGGTCCGATGCCGTTGTACACCAGGCTGCCATCCTTCAGCGACGTGACCGTCCAGCGCTCGGCGCCGTACCCGGGCGTGACCTTGTAGTCGCCCGGCGCCAGCGGAAGAGGGCGTTCTTCTCGGGCCGTGCTGCTGTACCAGGCTGGCGTGTAGAGAGTGGTCGATTCGGTGGGGAAGATGTCAGTTTGGCTCATGGTCTGATTGTCGCGTCGTCGGTAGGAGGCCAGGGAGGTCGTACAGCTCGGCGCGGATGTGATCTCCTGCGTTCCGATCCCAGTCGCCGTACTGGTCTCCGATCCGAGCGCATCGCGCGGTGACGAGTTCGGCAAACTCGACCAGTGATTCTCGGATGGGTTCGGCTGCTTCGAGTTCGCCGACGCTTCGAGCCATCTGCTCGAACTCGTCCCGAATGCTCATGGCAGCTTGCCCTGTTCCTTCGTCCGCTTGTTGCCGGCCTGAATGCGTCGGCCGATGGCCTCTTCTGTGCTGTCGAAGCCGCTGTACCCGGGTTGGGTTACCAACATCGCGGCACGGATCTCTTCTTCAGTATCTGGAAGCGTTCGAATCTCGCGCGTGTCGAGAATTGGAGTTGCGCCAGGGTAGGCCTTGGCGGCGTGCTCAGCGTCCATCTTGAACGATGACCTGTGGGGCTTCTTCTTCCAGATGCTTGGCGGCAGCATGAAGTAGAAGTACTCGACGTCTTTCATGGCGACCAGCCGCGCTCAAAACGGAACCGGGCCGTACAGCCCACGGATGTGATCGCCGGCGCTGCCTTCACGGGGATCACGGAAGCGATCCGCAGCACAAGCGCAGAGCGTGGCCACGCCGTAGGCAAAGTCCAGCATCTCCTTCGACAGCCGCTGGTTGTCTTTCGTGAGCCCGACCCTGGCGGCGAGCGCCTGGAACTTCTCCTCCGCGCGGATGAATTCGGTGTCATCGCCGATGCAGGCGCTGTAGTGCTGGCGGGCCACCTCTTCGGGCAGCCGATGACCGACCACGCGCTGAAGTGCGTCGCCCTCTATCGACGTGATTTCTATGTCGATTTCGCCGTGCGTGATGGCATGCGATTCCTCGATGTAGCGGGCGATCCACTCCTTCCTCCCGGATCGCTTGAGGGTAGGTGGAACAAGGGAGATTTCTGGGGCAAGTTTGGCGACGGGGAGGTGAGTCGAGGCGAGTGAGGATTCCATGATGGGCTCCGAAATAACTGTATGAAAATACAGTATCTGCCTCGGGTATCTGGCCGTCAACAGGTTCTTGAGCGCAGAATCTGGACACCATGTGCACCCGTTACATCTCTCCCGAAGCCCGCGAGATCGAGGCGGCCTGGTACATCGGCGCCCGTACTGCGGAGAAGTGGCTCCGGAGCCTGAATCCCCTGCGCAAGGGGCCCTTCATGCGCCGCGCGCGAGACTTCACCGAGTACGAGCGCGAGCTGGTGGTGGGGCAGTGGGGGATGATTCCGCCCTGGTCGACCTCGAACATCCCGCAGACGAAGCCGCGCAAGGGTGAGGTGAAGGGCAAGCGCCTGAGCACCGTCAACTCGCGCACCGACCGGATGGAAAAGTCGCCGACCTACAGCAACGCCTGGAAGAAGAGCCAGCGCTGCATCATCCCGGCCAGCAGCTTCGACGAACCGAACTGGGAGTCTGGGAAGAACCAGTGGTGGCGCTTCAAGCGCGCGGACGGCAGGCCCTGGGGCATCGCGGGCTTGTGGGACACCTGGACGGACATCAAGACCGGCGAGGTCTGGGACAGCTACACCATGCTGACCATCAACGCGAACCTGCACCCGCTGATGTCACGCATGCACAAGATCGAGATCGACCGGGCGACGGGGCTGGAGATCTTCGACAAGCGCTCAGTGGTGCCGCTCGAGGAGCACGACTTCGACCGCTGGCTGACCTGCACCGTGGAAGAGGCGCGCGACATGCTGACGCTGCCCGCCATGGACGTGATCGACGCAGGCCCGGCGCAAGAGGTGGACGAAGGTGAAGCTGAAGTGGCTGATGAAACCTGATCAGCTCGCATCGCCATCTTCGTCAGGCGCTTGAATCGTGAGGGCTGTTTCGATTGCAACGCGCAGTGCGGAGCACGCTGGGTGATCAGAGCCTAGTTTTGCTTCAATTTGTTGGAGTGAGGATCGCGCTGCGGCGAGCAGATCCGGAGCCGCAGCGATCAATGCCGCATTTGCCGCGTCCTCTTCCTGTGTGCCGAGTACGACAGCCACGCGCCTGTCATCGCCAAGAATGACGCGACAGTTTCCGCCGTAGTCGCCGTAGTCTCCTAGGTCGCATGAAATCCACGGGCCTGGCGAATGGGTGGGCAGCGTAAGGCTCATTGATCTCTCCAGTGAAACCAAAGAGAGCAATGTAACTGCCGCTCTGAGGCTCGCCTACCTGGGCCGGGCCCCGTTATTCGACCTCTGGCCCGAACCGCGCGCGCACGTAGGCCCGCATGGCGGCGATGAGCGGCGTCGGCCCCTCCATCCATGCTCCGTTGGAGTTGCTGGCACGGTTCGGCAGGCGGCCAGTGGACACTGCGCACCAGGTGCCGCCCTTGGCCGGCATCGGCGCGACCTGGATGCCCTCGCGGTCGATGATGGGGCCGCCCTGAGCCCAGTTCGTGGACGGCATGAACTTCAACTGGGTGTCGACGGTGGCCTCGACACCCTCGGCCTTGGCGACCCAGAAATCGAGCTGCGAGCCGGCGAGGTCTGAGACTTTCATGGTCGATTTCTCGTGAAGCGTGAAGCTCGTCTAAGGGTGGTGCGGGAACACTGGATATGCGACGCGTCGCATAAGCGGTCACATTGAGTACCGAAATGAAAAACGCCCGCTACCTTTTAGATAGCGGGCGGTTCAGCATTTCTGCGGGTGTTGGTGGTGGGCCCTGAGTGACTCGAACACTCGACCTACGGATTAAGAGTCCGCTGCTCTACCAACT